ACAACTTCATAATCTATTTCTCTGCTATCCATATTGAAATAACTAACAGCTATAACAGTATGTCTTTGTTTTAAACTGCTACCAGAATATGAAAACCCGCCTTCACCTACGTTTGCCAAGCTAAATAAATAACTTGGATCTGTCGGTTTGTCTTGAGTAATAGTAACTGAACCTTCAGACCATAGAGGAAAACATCTCATAACACCAGCCAATTCATTAATAAGCTGATAAGCCTCCATTGATCCTTGAAGGTTTACATTGCAACTAAATCTTGCTTCCTGTCCTCCAAATCCATCATCTACTTCTTCATTTGCATATTTACTGGCAGCTACAAAACTAAACAAATCTAAATTAGCATCTGTAATATGAGTTCCGAATCCATATCTCTCAGTGGTCAGCAAGTCGAGTAATATCATCGCAGGGCATGAACACCATACAGCAGCCCCCATCGTTCCATTGAAGATATATCCACTTGGGTAAATTATTCTGCCAGTTTGCAAATCAACAGTAGGAGTACCAGAGCTGGATGCTCCTGCTCCTGGGATTCTTACCTTTACACCACGAATACGAAAAGCACGTTTAGGTATAGAACTAAATTGTTCAGAATCTATCCTTAAATTTGTGTATGCACTGTTCAAATACCTTTGTTTATCATCAACAATCTCACCAATACTTGTCCAACTAAATTCATCTACTAACTGATTTGATGTGCTATCTGCTGTGACTCGTACAACTCTTATGTCAACAGGAAAAGCTCCCGTAAAATTTACACGATACTCCTTTTGGTACGCATCAGCAGTACGACCAGTAATTGTGTCTGATAAGACATCGTTATAGCCACCACCGTTATATTGAATTTGTATCTTTAGTTCAACTGTTGAACCTAATACGTCTCCATTATCTGTAAGTTTTTGTAGTTGTGGAAATGTAATAGTAACTTTTACAGCATCAACATTTGTATTTGTTACCTGACGAGTGACAGAAGAAGAATTTGTTACTGTTACACCCACTCCAGTTGTAGATTCACTACTTTCAATACCTGAAATGTGCTGTTGGTTTGCCGTTCCAAAACGAGGTGTAAATTCGACATTCTGAAAATTAAAATCTGAATCCTGTGGATTTGTATTGCTAGCATTAGCAGTAAGAATAGGAGTATCGTCTAAAAATATATCTTTTAATGCTGCATTGTTATATTCTGGGGTTCCCTTTGTGAGTCCTGCTTTAGATGAAGTAGCAAAACCTTCTATCTCTCCTTCAGATAGCAAATCTTGAATAGAAGCAAACTGCCTACTATTTAAAGTATCAGGTGCTCTTGTGGGAGCTTTTGTAGCTCTTGGTTTTGGACCACCAGATCCTCTAACAATTTTATTTGTCATGCTACAACCTGATTAGTGTCAATACCAGCAGAAATAACAACTGATCCTGTTACTATCTCACCATAGGCTATTGGATGAGAAGTACCAGCCCTGGATGTATTTTGCACTCCAGAAAAACTAAATGATATTCTTGGATCTTCTTCATTATTAAATTCTTGAGGCTTTGGTAAAGGAAATAACATCTCACTTACACCCATAAGCGTAAGACCTAAACCTAGATTTGCTAAAGCGGCATTAGCACCAACAAAACCACCTAAACCACCGAATTTGAGAGGAGCAAGAGGCACTGCTACAGGCAACATAAAAGCAACCCCTATAAGGGCAATACCTAGCAATGCTTTTCCTCCACCTCCAGCACCAGCTATTACTGGAACTATACTTATATCTGACTGTCCAATGGGATTATGTATATCTTCTTTTCCTATTTCATAATTATCTACTAATATTTTGTAGTATCTTTGATTCATGTGTGCTTCTAATCCTTCAAAATTAGTTACTAAAAATCTAATTGCGTCAGCAGTAGAATTTATTACAGCATCTAATTCTTTATAGCCTACAAAATTAGCTAATTCTCCGTAAAGTTTAACTTTTCTGAGCATAACGATACCTCTTACCAGTACATTTTAACAACCACTCAGAATATGGTTCTCTACAAGATAGTCTATCTGCTAAATGGTGTAAAACCATATCTCCAAGAAAAATAGCCACATGATTTAAAGTTGGGTGCAATATTGACATTAATAACACATCTCCCTCTTTTAACTTTTCATCTGATCTAAGTTCTCTAAAACCAGTTCGCCAAGCATAATTTTCAAATAAAGGATTTCTTAAAAACTCTTCAGGTGTCATTGTTCTCGCGTAATCTTTTAAAACAATTCCTTTTTCTTTTTTATACCAATCAACAACTAAACTCCAGCAATCAGTTACACCCCAAACCCATTGCCTTCCTAAAATATCTGGAACGTAACCTTCTGGCTTACATTCACCCCATTGTTCAGTTTTAGGATTAACAATATACCAAGGTAATTTACTTTGTTCACAACTAATTTTATCTGCCTGACTTGGTTCTGGAGGTGTTATAGGATGACTATGAACAACAGCTATAATCTCACCTACATTATCTGCTTTTACATAATCTTCTGGATCAATAATAAAACACTGATTATCTGTAATTGAAAGATTGCGACATGGATAGTATCGTTCTTTCCCTTTAACATTTAATAACAGTCCACAAGATTCTCTCGGATCTTCACGTTTAGCATGAAGTAGTGCCTTATATTTCCAAGTCATTGTGTAAACGTGCCAATACTAGGAAATAAACTACGGGTGCATTGACGTTTTGGTGCTCGAACTCCAGCCATATCTATAGCTCCTGCTAATTCAAATTCTACAACTTCTCTAGTTTCTGTTGCTTTTCGATCTATGGTATAAACTTGACGTTTAAATTCTGCTGTAGGATCTGGAGTTCCTAATGGATTACTACCACCACTAAAATTTGCAGCATCTATAAATCTTGCCATTGTTCTTATTCTTGTAAAAGTAGCACCTGTTAGATCATTACCTGTTGTTGTTTCGTTTACAGCTAAAAGAATTGAAGATATTGTTCCAAATGCATTACTTACAATAAGTTTTGGTCTGGGAATCTGACCTCGTTGGTACGCAAACCCTGTAGCTTCTATGGGAAATCTTGCATATTTTTTACTGTTCCAGATAATATTTCCATTTGCGTCAAGGTTAGTACCTGAGTGAAATCTATAAATATTGTTTTCGTTGTTAGCTGTGGGAATACCAGTATTTGTTCCGTGTAAAGTTGTGGATAATTCAAGGACAAACAATTCAATAATTGCAGAAGGATTTATTTTTTGAACTTCACTAAATACAGGATCAGTGCTCATGGCTCAAATACCTCTCTAAATGTTGCCTGTATTGTTGCTCTATTTAAATAGGGAATAGATTTATTCCATGCTTCGCAGACAAACTTGGATGAACTCGCTTCTCCTGGAGGAGTAAAATCAAAACTGGCACTATCATTTGCTCTTGCATCTAAAAATGTTTCTATGGTGTCCGCATCTGTTTCTGATACTTCCCAAGTAAAATTAAATGTTTTCGGATTTTGATGTTCTGCCAATCCAAACAGTATTCTATGCTCATAACCATCAGCAAAACGAACTGTTCTAGTATTTGGTGCTGATCTTTTTTGCTGCCCGTATGTCGGAGTAATTGAAGGGAAGGTAGCCATTAAGCAAGTAAACCTCCAGGTCTTTTCTGTTGTATTAACTCAGATTGTACTGCAACTGATATAAGACGGCCAAGTTCTCTACCTCTATCCTCATCTCCTTCTACAGCCGAACCAGAAGCATCTACATTTACCACTACACTTGTAGAACCTCCTAACTGATGGTTAGGTGTTATTGCTCCACTAACTCCAGGTGTAAACATTTCTGGACCACGTTCTCCGACAATATAAGATTTACCTCCTTTTACTGGTCCTCCATTTGCCCTAAATAAACCACCAAGTAAACCACCTCTTCCTAATGTTCCCTGTAGATTTCCGAAAAATGCCATATTAAATGCTGCATCTATCATTTTGTTTAAAACATTATTCATCATGTCATTTAACGTAGATGTGCCACGAATCATTCCCTGTATTCCCTGTGATATATCAGTTGCTATTGCCTGAGACATTCTTTCAAACGCTGCTGCTGTTTCTTCAGCCAACTGTCTTTCTTTTTGTAAATCTTGTAAGTACTTAAGTTTGTTACGAATCTCATCTTCGTCTTTTATTTTTCCATCTTGTTTCATTTGCATTATTTGTTTCTCTATTTCAAACTCATCTGTGGACAGCCCCTTGGATTTTTCTAGTAACACTATTTCATCATTTATACTTTTTACTCTTTGCTTCTGTATATCTGCCAATAGTTGTTCAATAGCAGCATCTTCCTCTCTTTCGTTAGCTCGTTTTTGTGCTTCCTCTACCCCTTTAAGAGCGTCAAAATATCCCCTATAACCTAATCCTTTTCCTTGAGCTACAAGTTCTCTCTCCTCTTTAGACCTTCTAAGTACTCCCGTATTAAACGCATCTGCAATTTTTCTAGCCCGTACAACTTCACGATCTTCAGATGTTTTGGACTGTCTTATTAAATTAGCTGTTGTCATTCTATTTATTAAAAATCTACCTACTCCAGTTCCTTGTACGAAAGAAGCTAGTCCAGCCTTCATCTGAGTCATTGCTATTGTGAATTGATTTGATAACTCTGTGGTTCCTTTACCAAAGTTTTGTAGAGCATCTACCCCATCTTTACCTACGAGATTAATCATCCTTTGTCTGGCTGCTTCAAACGCTGCTTCTTCGCCACCTAGGTTTTGCAGAGTTTTGAGATTCTTTTCAAATTCCGTTCCAGTAATTCCTAACGCTGCCGACACTGCTTCTACATCTTTTGTTGCGTCATTTAAGGCTGCTCCAAGTTTTCCCGTTTCTACTGCGAACGTTTGGATTGTTGTAGCTACTGTAGTTGCTGCGATACCTCCTGCAAAACCACCCATCTGTCCGAACATTCCACCAATACCACCGCCTAATGCACCAGCAGCACCGACAAATGGACCTTGCCCAAATAGGAGAGGAAAACCACCACTAATTAAGGCACTTTGGATATCAAAACCTCTTCCTGCGGTTGCTGCATTCCTTGGAGGTAATGCTGGTCCAATACTGCCTCCTATTTGCCCAAAGTTGCTGCCTTTAGCAAATTTCCCGCTTGCAATTTGTCTCTGAAGTCTACCTTGCTCTCGAAGTAGTTTTAGTTTATTTTGCTCCTTGCGTATCCCCATGCTTAGCTGGTTATTTATGCGTTTTATGGAACCAAATTGTTTCCTGTTTTGAGCGTCTACCAATTCAGCCATCTTTGCCCTTAACTTCGTAGTTTTAACTCCCTTCGCTTCGAGCATATTTAAGTCAAACTGGAACTTTAATCTTCTTCGCTGCTGTGCAAACCTAGAGTCTATGCTCATAGCTGATGCACCTGTACCAAATTGTTCTAACTGTTTAGCTGTAGCAATTTGCGGTCCAAAGGGAACACTTGTCTGTTGCCTGCCTTGAGTACCTAAATCCAGTATTTTTATACCTCTTTTACTAGGCTTAAGCATTTCTGTGCTCGGTAAACCTAATAGATTGTTTGGGCCGACTCCTCTACGCTGGCTGTCCATAAAGGCAGCAGTCTTTCCAGCCGTTCTATTTAATGCTGCTTCTGTTCTTTTTAACCCGATTACTTGCGTAAGACTCTTAATTCTATCTTTGTCTACACCAGCAGTTTGTATATTTGTCTGTAGTGCCTTCTCTATTGTTTTTAGCTCATCAGCCACAGACTTATTAATTGCTCTAGATGTTTCTACTCTGCCTTTATCTAGGTGTTTAGATGCTTTTTTAATATCTAGCTCCAGCTTATCAATCTTAATTCCTTTTTCCTTTAATCTCCTTACTTGATTTCCTAACCTTGCGGTTACTTTCATAGTTGCAAATCTTCTGTCTTGCAACTTGGTTTGTTGTTTTTGAAGAACAACAGCTTTACTTTCTATTCTTAAAGGGCTATTTAAGTTTCTTCTAAGTTTATTTACACGTTTTTCTAACTTTCCAAGCTCATCTACTGCTGGTTTAGTATTTAATTTTATATTTACGCTGTAATTTGACGCTGCCACTTACATAAAATTACTGGATAACACAAGTTTAGCGTACTTTGCGTGTCTGGGCTTGTCTTTTTGCTTTTTCGTAGGCTTCCTCTTCTCGTTCAGATTTTATTTGAAAGTAAGCGTTCCATGCGTATAGCTCTTGTGTGGACATTTTTTCCCTTATTTCTCTATGGGTATAGCCTAATTTTTCTGCTATAAAAAATTGTAGATATATGAAATTATCTTTACTCAGTTTTGCTTTTTACGGCATCAGGGCTTTCCTCCTCGCCCATGCCTTGCATTTTAGTCATAATATCCAGCAAAACTGATAAAGGTATTTCTCTTCTTAGAGATGGTAGATCTGCTGCTGTGAATAATTTTGTACCTGACTCATCTTCGGCTTTTGTAACAATAACTTGTAGTGCAAAGTCAAGACTACCTTCTTCCTGACCTTTATTCATAGCCAGTAGTGTAGTGTTTATTGTGTCTCTATCAGCTATTGTGAGAGGGGACCAGAATATTTTTAGGATTAGTTCTCCCTCCTTTAAAATAGAGTAGCTACTACGTTCTTCGACACTAAAGGCTTGCTTTAGTTTGTCGATTGCTCTTACTGTTGGCATAAAAAATTATATCTATTCTTGTAGTATAGCTTATTACTAATAATCAGCATCAAAACTTATATTCTTAGCTTTAAATGTTTCAGCTAATGCTAATGCGATAGCATCATTGTAATGTTGATTTCCCATATAAATTTTATACCAATCAGGATTTTTACTAGGTGGTGTTATCTCTTTTACTAGCTTCTCATGCTCAGAATAAGTTACACCTCCTGCTTCTCCCACAGGTGCAGTAGCCCCTGGATTATTTACAGCAAAACCAGCATATTCAGCTTCGTTACCCACATACATATCTTTTTCCAACGGAACTTTTTTCGGTTTTTTTCTTTTTGGAAGTTTACGACCTTTTCTTATCTGATCGTACACGCTACCTACGGGCTGATCTGGGTCGCCTAGAAAATCTAGAAAATCGGGGTCGGCTTCTTGTATTTTTCCCGCTGCTATTTGTTTTCTTGCAGACGATTTTTTTACTGGTTCTACTGGAGTTTCACTTATTTTCCAACTTGTAGCAAAATGTCCTGTCCACCACGGACCAGCGGCTTGTAAATCCTGTACCATTGCCGAAGCAACTTTACCTCTTAGTCTTATCATGTCTTGCTCTAAATCTTTAGAAAGCTGTGAGATGTCTTTGTTAGGCATTGGCGGTAAAACTGCAACTAACTACAGATAGAAAATGACTTTCTCTTTCTGTACTTACAGAAGTTGGTCCAGCTATCTGGGATACACGAGGAGAAACAGAAAAAGTATCGGTATATGTAGATAAATTTACTGAAGTTAGTCCATCTATTACTGATTCAGCTATTTCGGCTGCTGCTGCTGTTCCTTTATTCTTAGGTGTCATAACACCGCAAGTAATTGTTCCTGCATAGTAATCTTGTGCCGCTCCTTGGGCTTGTGTAGTTGATTGGGTAAAATCCAAACTAACCATTACATATTTTTTATTCAAACCTGGTTTTGTAAATGGAGTATTATCAAATACTACAGTAACAGTAGGATCAGCGTCTTGAACCTTATCTAGGATTGCTGTTTCAAATGCTGCTCGTGTGTTTACTAGAGTCATTAGAACATTACATCAATACGGAACAAGTACTCTTGCCCACCTTTCAGTGTGCGTATATCTGTTATTTTAGCTCCTCTTGTCGATCCAGAAAATGTGAGAGTTATTTCATCTTGAAGTAAAGGTTGATTGTCACCTATCAAGTCTGGAGTTATGTAAAGTCTCGCAATATTCTCCTGAAACCCAGATTCTTCAGTGGATTGTACAAACTCGATGGGTACTTTAATTGTATAGTTTGTGTCCATAGTTATATACTCCCCCGTGTCAGAGTTATAACTAGATACACCCTTTCTTGTATAGACAATAGAAGTATCTAAAGAATTTCCAAGTTCAGAAACAATTTGTTTTGCAATCTTCTTAAATGCTGTGTCTAGTTGTCCTGCCATTAACCTCTAACTACCCTCATCTGAAAAGACCCTGCTCCACCAAGTATATACGCACCTAAATAACTTTGTAACCAAGGGTAAACATCTAAGATATTATTTACTGATCCTGTTCCCTAACTTGCAGTGTTGTATTT